TTATTGGAAACCAAAGAAGACTGTGTCCAACAGGAAGCGTTAATACCCGTGAACCTTACCCACCCTTTAGTTAGTGTGTCATAAACCAAAACCAAGTTATTGTAAGTACCGGTATCGGTAACCGCCCACCATATTTTCCGGCCGTCAAAAATACCGGCGCAATTACCAAGCTGGCTTTTGGCAATATCATCCATCGTTCCCTCAATCGCTTCGGAAATAATGCCGCCCGCCACAATAGCTCCATATCTTGTCCGCTGGATGCTTCTAAATTGAGGAATATTACCGGAAAAATCGAGAAAGTAAATATCGTTCCCTGTTTCTATAATCGACTGTCTTGATTGAGCCCCCATACCGCTGGCCCTTTCTCCCATATCGGCCACTGTAAAATCAGAAGCCCCAAAACCAGTTAAAGCCCAAACTCTGTTTTTCTTAAAGATAAAAAGTTCGTCTTTTAAAACTGCCAAACCAACCGCAATATCACCATCATTAGGGTTAATATCAATATAGTCATCCACATCATAAGTATCGGGGTCATTAAGATTAGACCAGTAAAGCCTTCCTGCGGCGGTTAAAACAAACATATAGTTATGAAACCACTTGCCATCAATGCCTTTGGGAAAAGAAGCTGCGGTTGAGGTTGTTGTCCCATTGGCGCTTTTTAAAACAGTATCGGTATCGTTGATAATATAACCGGCGTTGTTGGCGGTGATAAAAATATGTTCTTTACCCGCCGTTTGTTCGTCAGCATCAGTTACAGTAGTCCAATTACCCGTACCGCTCCAGTATTCTATAATTGCATAGTCGCCATCAGCGTCATCCCTCGCCCTCCATAAATATTCACTAGCGCCAGGCTTAACTGAACCTAAAGATAAAATTGGTTTTGTTACAGCCGAAGTATTGCCCGCCAAAGAATAGCCGGTTCTTTTTTGAATTAGTTGATTATCAACCCAGCAATTTAAAGCATCGGCGCAATAACCTTCAGGCAAAAGTTCAGGTTTTGTTCTATCGTTATAGCCTTTTGAAAAGTCTGTCTCCCTAATAGCTTTTAAGTTTTGCAATTATTTTTCTTAGAAGGTTTGTTTAATTTTAATAACCGCCGCTAAAATCCAAATCCAATCCCACCACGTCAGTAACACTTTTAATGTCATCCGCTTTCCTGTCCTCAAGTTGCTGTTTCATTTTTTCCAATCCCGCCTCAAATTCCAGCCTGTATCTTGCCGCCGCCGCTTCTTCCTGCTGCCCTTTTCTTAACAAATCGGCCGCCGCGCCCAAAGGAATTAAGCGGCAATATCTGTCAGGATAGGGAATGTCGGGCTCATCGGTTGTTGCCGATAAATCCACAGGAAAATAAACATACCAGAGTTTAATTGCGTCAGTGCCGGTTTCGTCAGGGATTGGGATAAAACCTAACTTTATGTGAGAACCATGTCCATGAAGATAATAGCCAGGGTTTCGTTTTGTGGTAATGCCGATTGTAGTATTGCCTAAATCCCTTTTAACATCATCCGAGGTAATCGGCAAGGCCTTTGAAGGCGAGGAATTGGAGTTACTGGTATCATAATTAATCTCCACCCGTCTTACCTTAAAAAAGTCTGTCGGAAAACCCTCGTCCTCGCCATATTCCTGTTTATCTTCTTCACTATCAAACTCAGCGGGTGTTCCCACATAATAGTCCTCATAAACTTCAATGATGGCGGTAACTACTTCGTGATAAATATAGTTAATCCCCTCGTCAACTTGAGCCACTGACCAATCGGCGGCAATGATTTCGTCAAGATATACTCTTGTACTACTCCTTAAATCTGATAAAGCCTTAGCCATTCATTCATCTGTAGAAGGTTTAAAGGTTTTATAAACACTACTGTTCTTTTAAACAAAATCATATTGCCGTTCTTGTTCCTGCTACAGTACGAGTTCCCGATACTGTTCTTGTTCCAGAGGTAGTTCTTGCTGGAATTGACCTTGCCCTACCCGTTGGAGTATGTTGATATAAATAATTCCATAAGTGTCTATAACTTCCATCAGTTTTTAAAGCTCCAAATCCTTCAGCACCACCACTATCTCCATCATAATAAGCAAAATATATTGCTCTATTTATTCCCTTTACTCTGAAATATTCAATCATCTGTGACAATCCTATCCCCTGACAATACTCACTGGTGGAATAAGAATCCAAAGAAACCCATGATACATTAAATTCCGATATATAGATTTCGTCTACTCCAAAAGCAGTTACAAGGTCGGATATTAAAGTTTTCCAGTTATTATCAAATGGAGCAGTTCCACCCTGATAAATATTTGTTGCCAAAATATCTAAATCCCCTTTACCTGCAGAAATCCAATCAGATATAGAATTATCATGGCAAGTATAACTAACATTTCCATTAGTAAAAATTGCTTGTACTTCTGTAGCAACCGTCTTAAGATTGGTAATCAACTGAGCATCTGTTAGAGTATCGTCATCATTATGAGCTTCTTCTTCGTTGCCTAATTGGAACTCATACACTCCATTATCTTGTGCCCATTGAGCAGCATCCAAAACAGCAACTCTAAAGTCCGACCAGTTGGTAGAAGTTAGTGTGGTATCACTTGATGATACTCCCCAAATTACATTTGCACCCATTGCTATTGCTCTAATTACCGCTGCTTTTGAAATAGTTAATTGAGGTGCATCATCCCAATCTGGAATATCTATACGCAAATAATTTATTCCAACTCTTAAAAGATAATCCACCCATTGGTCAAATATGTCAGTATTGCTAAGTGAAAATAATGTCATTCCTATACCAGAAAATGGGACAATAGATGGAGCAACATAAACACCAATTTCCGTTCCATCATCATTTGAAGCAAAGTCGTCAAGGTAGAAAGTGCCTGAAGTATCTAAAGCATCTTCAAAACCAGCACTTTCACCAAATATAATACTTCCTATATCCTCAGTATCATTATCTATACTACTTACAGTTTGTTTCAATACTCCATCAATCCAAAGAGTAAAAGTACCATCATTATTTCCTGCACCAGTAGCAACAGTCCAATCAACTTCTATATAATGAGGTGCATCAGTTATTGTCTGCCAACTTGTACCTTTACTATAATCTCCAGCATCGGTTCTATCAACTACCCTAATTTGAAAACTGCTACCATTCCAGTTTAATTTTGCTAGTAATGGAGTATTTGTGTCAGCTTGATTTTTACATTTAAAAATATCAAAGTTCTGGTCTTCAACCATTGATAAAGAATTGGGGTCTAAATAGAACCTAAATCTATATCTTGTTTCTGCATTGGGAGTATTATCATAAATATAAATATTATCTGGAGGACTTACTGTAAATGCCAATCCATAAACACCATTAAGTTTAGAAGCCTCTGTTACATCCAAACTTCCACCATCAACTACACTTTCATCCCAAATATACAAATTACCAGCTTCAAAACCATCTGCGAATAAATTAGCCATATATTTTAAAAAACCCAGTAGTGCCAGTTTTATCTGCTGCTACTGGAATAAAATTAAATAATTATTATCTGTAAATATAACTACATTGGATAGCGGTTGTTTGGTCTACACAGATGCCAGTAGCAAAACTTGCATTTACGGGAATATATTTAGGAAACCCGTCAATATTTGTGGCTGCTTCTGTAATAAAAACTTTAACATTTCCATCCCCGTCTGAGGCGTGGTCTGAAACTTCTATCGTTCCATTGGCTATCCAAGCCCCAACTATAATCCCATAAAGAAAACCCGCGCTTGCTTTGATTACTACATTGGCTGCCGCCCCTGCTTGATATGCAATAGTTCCTCTTACTTCTGTTTTTAAAACATCATTTGTTAAATCTTCACCGGCAATTTGGGTGGCAAGAGTCGCTTTTAGATTTACATTGACATCTAATTATAAATCTACTCTATCGCCATCGCCCAAAGTTGGAGCCGAAGAATTGTATTTTCCGCCTACTTTAACGGGATTGCCAGAGTCGGCGGCATTGGCAGCCACTCCTCCACCTGTAAGCGCGGTGACTGTTGCCGTGATAGCACCAGCGTTTGATAAGATATTAGACATATTTCACCTCCTTATTTATTACCAATAATTTCAGCCACAGGCGTTCCTGAGGCTGCCCTTAAAGCAAAAGGTTCTAAATTTGATGTTAAAATATCAAGTGTTAATGACGAACCTGCGGGGATTGTAAAATACTCACTATCACCCCCGCTTCTCCGAAGATATAAGTCCACGGAAGTCCGGCATTTTATAATCAACGAATTGACCTTTTCATTAAGAACTATCTGGGTATCACTTGTGCTTAAAGTAAAATTCCAAATTCTAAAATCTTGTCCGCTGGAAACTAGTGTTGGCATTTTTCACCCCCTATTCGTTCTGAAATTTTGTTATTTCAGGTAACTTTAAAATTTTTAAACAACCATCATTGTATTCTTGACGGTTTAAGTCCGGACACCTTAGATGTCCGCACTCAAGACCTTCAAGCTGATGGATTTGAAAACCATGTTTTCTTAGTTTGATACCGAAAAAGATATCATGCCCGCCGTATTTCATCGGTATGTCAAGCACCTCTCCTGTTTTGGCATCCAACGATTTGTCGGTTTCAAACCAGGGTTTTGGTATAGTTTCAAAAACTTCTCTTTTAATTAAGGTGCAACCAAGTCCGCAATGCTGGATAATGCCATTGACTTTTTTAATCGTTGACCAGCCGCCTTGAACCGGATAATCAACACAAACTACATCCTTGTCCATTTCAACCATTCTTTTTAAAGTGCCTTCCGGAATTACATTGTCTTCTTCAATAAAAAGGAAAAAGTTGCAATCGGTTTTCAAAGCCCGACTGACTGCTTTATTCTGGGCATCAGGGATTGGCAAACCGACAATAACAAGCGGTTCGTATTCAAAACCTTTTAGGTTGTTAAAGAGCGACTTTATTGTTTCTCCAAATATCAAGCCTCTGGTGGGTAGCAAAATAGCGATTTTATTTGTTCCGTTCATGAAACCTTTGCTTTTCCAGCCTTTTTTTTAAAAGCCTTTTGCCAACTTCGCCCTGGTAAACCTTGCCGTCAGGCCCTAAAGTCCTTGACTTGATTGTTCTAAAACTCTCAGGCTTCACGCCAACATCGGCATAACCGCCTTTTTTGTATGTTTCTTCGTTAATACCTTCCATAAACTCTGGAATAGAGGAGGAAGACAAGGTTGAACACTAGGCCTTCCTCCCCATTTCCCTAAGAAATGTCAACTCCTTATTTCAACTCCATGGTCCGCACGCAATACCGCCACCCCATAAATTTCGTCAATCGTAACCAAGAAAGCTAAATCTTTTGGAATATAGTTTCCTTGAGTTCTGGGTGCCATTTGCATTGCCAAAGCGAAAGCCTCTTTGTGGAATAAGACATTATGAGTTTGTGTCGGCGTTCCTGTACTTGTCGGAACCTGGTTAGTGTAATAAGTCGGCACACCATAAATATCTCCAATCAAAAAGCGGCTGTTTGGCCCTTTGCGAACAACAGTCGGCTGGTCGTATTGACCCATATAATCAGCTTTAACAAACTTATCCAGTTTGAATAAGGCCGTCATTTGGGAAGGAGCAACCACAAAAGCCCTGTCTTCTATAGGAGCATCAGCCTCGTTTAAAGTCTGAATAGCCTTTAGAATAGTCGCATCAGTAATATCAACACCATAAGTGCCAACATCAGTTGAGGTTAAGGAACTGTATAAAGCCAAAAGGGCGGTATCAACAACTTTCGCTATTGCGTAACCGGCCGATTTGGTATAAATCTCTCTTAACTGATACTGAGATTGGACTTTAACAATGTCTTCTACTTCGAAGGAACACTCCTTATGTACATTGATACTGATGGTGCTTTCTGTTTCTGTCGGGACGTTTAAGGTAACTTCGCTATTAGCGTCTTTATCATTGGCTGTCAGCTCGGAGACATTTGGTATGTGAACATAATCTCCTTTTTGCTTTACCTCATTGTCGTAGCGGGCAACCAATGGAGCCATAACTAAAGCTCTTTCCCTAAACATCAAGACATCACTAGCCCATACTTCCGGGATAAAGTACTGGGCATCGGTAACATCAATTGTATCTGCCACGTATAATCACCTCTTTCCCTGTGGAAGAAGGTTTGAAAAAGTTTTATTCAATAAGCAAAACTTTAACGAGGAGAAAGTTTGGCAAGGTCTATCTTGTCCTTATGCTTTGCCCACCAATCGGGTCCGTCAGGCTGTCTTAGTCGCTCTCTTAGAGTTTCTCTAGTCAGCACTTTTTCACCTATTTTGACGGAAGCGACAGGCTTCTCAGTATAAGGTTCTTTGCGTTTCTGATAACCTCTTTGTTTTATCTCAAAATCCAACAACTCGTCTTTGTACAACTGTTCGTAAGCAGCCTCAAGATTTCCGCCATAACCATGAGTTCTGGCATAATCCTCGACTTCTTCCGAAAGGTATTTGGGACGGCCATCCGAACCATTGAATTTGGTAGTCAAGCGGTTATGCTCAAAATCCAAATACCAACGGTTCTGAAGAGCGTTTAACTCTTCTTTGGTAACTACTCCCTCATCTTTAAGCGGCTTTATGAGCTGCTTAACCGCTTCCTTGACTTCATCTTGCGATGGAGCCTTGGGTGGCGTTGGAGTATCCGATGGTGTTAAATTGCTGGGTGTTTGAAACTTGGTTCTCTCAAGTGCTGTTTCCGCTTCTTTCGCTCTGCGAACAAGCTCAACAACTCGGTCTTGGGTAGAACCTCTCAAACCTTCCCACTCTTTTTCTGCTTCTGACTTTGGCTTTTTAACGACTTTGCTGTCGGCCTTATCAGAGTCGTCTGCGGGCGTTTTTTTGTTTGTTGGCGAGTCATCCTGAGTCTCTGCGCTCTCAGGGTTTTTGCCTTTTTCATCAGGCATTTCCGCCTCCTATTCTCATGTGCTTACGGCCATGAGTCGGTCCGCTAACGTTACGGACAAGCGAATAAATAAAAAAAGGCTTCCTTTCCAGAAAGCCTTTTCGAGAGAATTAAACTCAAACCTTCTACAGAAAAAGTTTAATTCCCTCCAGAAAACCTTCTGAAGGAGTAGAAGGTTTGTAATATGTTTTTAAACGTGCTTACTTCTTTTTTCTTTTTCCCTTATGGGGTTTCCTTTTCCAGCCACCAGTCGCATAATAGGCTTTTACCTGCTTTTTGGTATAAGTTCTGCCTGATGGACTTTTATACTTATTTTTCCCCACTTTTTTAAAAGGCATAACCCTCCCTTTGCGAACTCCCCCCGTCGCAATTAAAACTCAATATTTCCCCCCTAAAATCAAGGTTTATTTGTCGTCCCAGATAATAGTTGTATTATCTCCGTTTGTGTGAACGCATCCGCCGTCTAACTGTAGGCCAGGATTAAATTCACCAGACAAATTCAATTCATAAACCCAATCACAACCAGCCGCATGAGTCGGTTGGACAAACTTTAAAGCAAGAGAATTGGTGCTAACGCTTCCCATTCCACTAGCATGACCTGTAGCTGATACTTTGTTGTAAAGATGTAAAACATCCGCATCAGTCGGGTTGCCGAAAATAATCTTTTTGACAAAACAATCATTACCGGCAGCATTAAAAGCGGTTGCATCACTTGTGCTGTTATCTGAAGCTATATATGTATAACGCGTGGTAATTCACCCCCCTTCTATTGTAAAAATTTTATAACTCTACCTCCCCACGTATCAGTTTGTCGATGACATTTGACACAAAGGGTTTCGCCATTATCTAAATTCCAAAGTTCTTTACATTCTCTAGCCTCTCCTAAAGTAGTTACATTGTTATTTTGTAAAATTTTGGCAAATGATTTTACTTTGTGATGAGGATGTAAACAACATCCCCTTTCACCACAGATTTGACAAGTATAATCATCCCTTTCAAAAACTTTTTTTCTCCATTCTTGCCATTCAAGTGTCTGAACAACCCTATCTCTAAAACGACCTACTCCACCTTTCCAATTCCAATGTTTTTCACCCTTCATGTTTCCCCTTTTAAATCCAAATTCATTCCCAACCATATCTAACCTTTTCTTTCCTAACCAATATTTCGTAGGATTTTTCTTATGTGCCTCACTCTGTTTTTCTTTCACTTTACCTGGTGTTGTTAAACCCTTATTCCAGGGAACTTTTCCTATTCTATTTATGCGTGCTACTTTCAAAAAATTCGTTAAATCTCTTTTCTTAGCAGCACAACTCTTACACCTTATCGAGCCATAACTTTTTAACTTAACTCCACAATCCGTACACTGTGGTTTATTATTAATTCCCTTATTCCAAGGTGTCTGCCCTTTTCTAAATAACATAGAATTTCTGTATAGAAGGTTTGAGGAGAGGTTATCTTAAAAAAAAAGATTGCCTCTCGGCAATCTCGGATATATTCCTTTGATTGAACTAATTTAATTTATAACACTCTGGATGAATTAT